AAATAATACCCTTTATATTTGCGTATAACAAAACGGGAAACAATTAATAATAACCTTTAAAAACTAACAAAATGAAAGCAGTAACTTACAAAGTAGAACAAAACGAAAAGTACGGAGATTTTAGAATCGCAAAATATGTTGATAACGTTTGGGAAAACGAAATTGATAATAATTGGAATGAAGAATCCGCAAATATATTATGCGAATGTTACAACGACAAATTAGAACAAGGATTCGAAATTTTTTAACTTAACAAAACAAGGGGTGCGACTTGATAACGCATATTTTTTTAACCTTAAAAACTAAACAATGAACAAAGAAGAAATGATTGAAGTAATTTTTAATTACAAAGACGAACTGCAAAATGATTACAACGAACTTTGTAAAGCATTCGGGCAACAAGACCCAGCGACAAAACGAAACGAAACCAAATTAGTAACGATGTTGCTTTTACTTGACAAACTTGAACTTAACGAGTATTGATTTTAAGCACGTTTAACGCATTATTATTTAAAAGACATACATTTATATAACTTTACTATTTACTAACCCTTAAAACGATTTAAAATGAATTTAGAAGAATTACAAATTGAGCAATACACCGCAAGTTTAAACTATGAAATTGACGGAGTAGAATTTATAATGGAATTTGATTGGAATTTTTACGACGCAGACCCCAAAACCTATGAATGCAAAATTGACGTTTATTGTACTTATGCAGAACAATGGATTAACGGAGTTAGGCATTCGTATTTTCCAAGCCTTGACGAAATAAAAGCAATTAAAACGGAAATAGAAGACGTTGTTTTGGAATCGCCAGTAGATTGGGGATTGGTTGAACACTTAGAAATGGAATTAGATTTTTATAACGAACAAAAAAACGAGAACTTATGAAACAATTATTAAAGTCGCAAATTGCGACCACAGAAAACCAATTTACTCAAACAACCTTTTCATTAAAACGAAAAATGAATTGGTGGCGGGAACAAAGCGTTGAAGGCGATAAAGGCGGGAGTTTTAATCTTGATTTATACCTTGACTATTTAGACAACCAAGAATTTAACGAAGAAACAATATTAAAAATAAAAAACAAATGAAAACAACAATACAAGAAGTTTTTAGCGATTTAGAAAAATTGCACCCCAACTTATTCAATATGCACACAACCGAAGGAAAAGAATTTGTTAATCATTTTCATAAATATTTAGAAATGGAAAAAGAACAAATAATTGAAGCGCACGGAAGCAAATTAAAAAAAAGTAGGGACGCAGGCAATTACGAGTTTTGGTTTAGCGGGTTAGATTATTATAATGAAACATATAAAAAAACGGACAAATGAAACATTATAAAATTACATACGTGTTTTATTTAGATACGCAATGCACTAAAAAAACAATTGGCTATCGTGTTTTAAAAGCACTTGACCGAGACCACGCCATACAAAGAATGGCAATGCAAAGAAAACTAATTTTAAAAGTTGAAACAATATGAAAAAACTAAAAGAAATACGAAACTATATTTATTTAAAAATTATAACTTACTTATATGGAAAACTTGATTGATAGAATACACGAAATAATTATAACGGAAAACCTGCGGGAACGAACAAAGAAACCAAACAAAGTTCATAGGCGTTGGTTTATATTTAATTACTTACGAAGAAACAATTTTGTTTTACGTGAAATAGCGGAATTGTTCCAGATGAACCACGCTACTATAATTCACGGAATAACACAATCGAAACTTTTTGGACGAGCAAAAGACGAAATGTATTTAATAGACACTAAAGATTTATTCGAGGAATTTAATAATAAAAAAATTGAATTAAAGGAACGCAATTTAATACAAGATATAATGGATGGCAAAAACTACCACGATTTAGCAAAGATTAAAAAGCGTTTACAAAATAATGTTTATAAGTTTTCAGATAAAAACGAATTAGATTAAAATAAAAGTTTATATTTGCAATATGGTTCGCTCTCACAATATAGAACTAAAGGAAGTTATTAGCCTTGTAATTGAAACGACGTGAGAGCCGTGGATTTTACAAGGCTTTTTTATTTACTTAAAAATTAAGATTATGGCACAAGAAAAAAAGAGTTTTCTATTGTATGTTGATTTAATTCACACGATGGAAAAACTAAACGACGAACAAACGGGGCGTTTATTTAAACATATTTTAAGATATGTAAACGATTTAGACCCAGAACCACAAGACCAATTTACTGAAGTTGTTTTTGAACCAATTAAACAAAGTTTAAAACGGGATTTAATAAAATACGAAGGCATACGAGAACGAAATAAAGAGAACGCAAATAAGCGATGGAATACAAAAGAATGCGACCGCATACCACCGCATACGACCGCACCAAATCGTATACCAAAGCGTACCAAAAATGCCGATAGTGATAATGATAATGATAAAGATATAAATATATATAGGGCATTCGCCCATTTAAAATTAAGTATTGAAGACTTTGATAAATTAAGAATTGAATATTCCGCAGACCAAATAAATAACGTTCTTGATAGTATTGAAAACTATAAACAAAATAAAAGTTATTCTTCGTTATATTTGACGGCAAAGAATTGGTTAAAAAGGGACGTACAAAAAAACGTAACTGAAACAAGCGACGATAGATTATATAATAATGTTATGGCACAAATAGCAAAAACCGAAGCACTTAAAAAAGGAAAAAATGTTAATTAAAAGCGGTTCTGGAATCAACTATTTATTGGACTATAAAAACGGAAAAATAAAACAAGGCTTGTCGATTGGTTGCCCGTTGGATGATTATTTAAGATTTAAACCAAAACAACTAACAATAATTTTAGGACACGACAACGTGGGCAAGTCTTATTGGATTAATTGGTACTTTTTAACTTTGAGTTTAACGAACAATTTAAAATTCATTATTTGGAGCGGTGAAAACCAACACGGGCAAATATTACGCGATATGGTGCAAATGTATTCGGGTCGCCCATTTAAGGAATTAAGCGAATCCGAAATTTTAACTTACTCAACATTTTTAGAACAATCATTTACTTTTATAGATAATTCAAAACTTTACAAGCCAACGGAATTATTAGAAATTTTTAGAAACTCAGACGCAGACGCTTGTTTAATTGACCCGTTTACGGGACTTGATAGGGAAATGAATTACGAAGGCAATTACAAGTTCTTAAATATGGCACGGCAATTTGTAAACGAAACGGGAAAAACAATCTACATAAACACGCACCCAACAAGCGAAAGTGGACGAAGCGGTAATTTATACCCAGAACAACACCATTGGAAGGGACACCTTAAACCACCATTAAAAGACCATATTGAAGGCGGTAAGGCTTTTCTTAATCGTTGCGACGATATGTTTGTTATTCATCGACTAATAAAACACGAAACAATGAAATTTTTTACAATGGTTGGAGTTGAAAAAATAAAAGATACTGACACGGGCGGAAAACATACGGCTTTGGATGTTCCCGTTTTATGTAATTATAATTACGGCGTTGGGTTTACAATTGATTCAATAGACCCTTTACAAAAGTTAAGACCAAAACAAGCGCCAATTTTTAAGCAACAAAAAAAACTTGATATTTGGGACGAATTAAACAAAAAAGCAAACCAATAAAAACACGAAACAATGGAAATTAAAATACTAAGCGCGACGGCAATTTTACGCAAAACTTTACTCAAGTTAAAAATAAGCCGTGAAGAAATAGAAGAAAAAAACGGACATAGAACCGATTTAATAAATTCTATGCAGGAAACCGAAAACGAATTATCGGAAGTATTAACAACTTTTTTAGTTTTAGAAAAACAAGCACGAATATTTTCGTCAAGTTCAAACAATTTAGAACAATTGAATTTAGAATTGAAATTTAGAATTAAGCAATTAGAAAACGAAATTGAAGCAAATAACTTTTAAGATGAAAAAATGTAAAAATTGCAAGGCGGAATTTACGCCAATAAGATTTAACCAAAAATATTGCTTAGACGAACCTTGTATAAAAGTTTGGGTTAATTCACAAAAAGAAAAAGAATGGAAAACACGTAAACACGAAATAAAGGAAAAGTTGCAAACGGTTCAAGAACTTACAAAATTAGCGCAAACTTATTTTAATTCTTTTATACGGAATAGAGACCGAACAAAAGGATGTATTTCTTGCGGTTCTCAGTTAGGGCAAAAATTTGACGCTGGACATTATTATTCGATGGGCGGACATAAAGCCGTTACATTCAACGAAGACAACGTACACGGGCAATGTGTTTACTGCAATCAGTATTTACACGGCAACCTTTTAAACTATCAAATTGGAATACAAAAAAGAATTGGAGCGGAACGATTAATTGAACTAAGTGAAAAAGCACACGAAACACGAAAATTTACACGCGACGAATTAAAAGAAATAATTAGCATATACAAACAAAAATTAAAATGATAGAAGTTAACGTAAATAGCAGTCAATTAGAACGAGCAAAAATTTTGTTTGATTTTAAAGAATTAAATAATTCAATCAGTAAAGGAAAAGGAAATTTAATTGGGGCGCTTGGTGAAATAATGGTTTTTGATTATTATAAAAACAAAGGCAAAGAAATTGTACATTCCCAGAAATTTGATTATGATTTATTAATTGATGGCTATAAAATCGAATGTAAAACTTTAGCATCAAACGCACCGCCTAAAGATTATTATAATTGTCATATAAGCGCCTTTAACGATAAACAAGATTGCGACTATTATTGTTTTATACACGCTTTAAAAGATTATAGCAAAGTTTGGTTAAAAGGAATGTTGCCAAAACACGAAGTAAACAAACTAAAGGAATTTAAAAGCAAAGGGGAATTAGACGGAAAATTTGCATTTAAAGAAGACACTTGGATTATAAAAAATTATCAATTAAAAAAAATAAATTAAAAAAATAGTTTTGTATTAATTAAATTGTTATATTTGCATATAATTACTAACCAATAAAACCAATAAAATGAAACACTTATTTAAAAGTTTAGCGGAATTTCAGCAAGAAGTTCCAACGATTCACAAAGCGACGCAAGGGTACGGATATACCTACGCAGATTTACCAAAAATCTTTGAAGTAATTAACCCCTTGTTAAAAAAGCACGGATTAGGGTTTACGCAATTGATTCACGGCACGGACTTAATAACGATTGTATTTCACGTTGAAAGCGGGGAAACACTCGAAAGCAAAACGTCAATACCGCAAAACGTTGCATTAAAGGGAATGAATGATTTCCAAGTTTTAGGAAGTGCAATTACTTACTTAAGACGTTACGCGCTTAGTTCGGCTTTAGGATTAGTAACGGACAAAGACACGGACGCAGGTGGCGAACAAGTTAAGACCGAACCAAAAAACGAAACTAAAAAGGTAGCTATTGACGATAAAAGACTTGCAAAGGCAATTAAAGCAATAAGCGAAGGCGGTTATACAATGGACGAACTCACAAAGACTTTCGAATTAACGCCAGAACAACTTAAAACCCTTGAACAATGAAAATAAGATGCTCAGCAATCGGAAAAATAATGACGAACCCCAAAACAAAAGGGGAATCATTAAGCCAAACTACTAAAACTTATTTACAAGAATTAGCAGTTGAAGAAATTTACGGAATACGCAAAGAATTTAGTTCACGTTACACCGACAAAGGCAACGAGGTTGAAGAACTTTCAATTGCACTTTGTAACGACGTTTTGGATTTAGGATTTATTTATAAAAACGAAGAACACTATTCAAACGATTGGATTTCTGGAACACCCGACGTAAACACGGACGAAATTTTACTCGATGTAAAGAGTAGTTGGGACGCTACAACGTTTCCATTTTTCGATACCGAACTAAAAAATAAAGAGTACTTTTACCAAATGCAAGGTTATATGTTTTTAACTGGCAAAGAAGAATCTTTACTTTGCTATTGTTTGATTGACACCCCTTTACAAATCGTTGAAGACGAAATAAGACGAGAGCATTGGAAGGCAAGTTTGATTGAAGAAAGTTTAGATTTAAGAGCGTTTGTACAAGCAAAGCATACGTTTGGACATATACCAAAAGAAAAGCGCTTAAAAACGTTTAAAATAGCAAAAGACGACGTTGTTATCGAGGCTATTAAAACACGAATAGAAGAATGCCGAGAATATTATAATAACTTAATACAAATACTATGATAAAAGTTAAAAGCAAACTAACAAGCGATTTAAACAATAACGAATGTTTTAAATTTAAAGACGACCAAACAAATTATAGGGTTGTAGATTGGATTTATTACATTAAAGAGGGAACAAAAAAGAAAAAATTGCTTCCAATAAAAACATACGTTAAAACATTTAAAAATTTATAAACTATGATAACACTTTTAATAATTCTTTTAGCTCCAGCAGTTGCTTGGGGTTGGATAGCCACAATATGGCATATAATAGATTTTTTCGATAATGAACATTAGTAATCAATTAAAACCAAAATAAAAATGAAAGTAACGGGTAAAATCCACAACGTGGGAACGCTTAGAAAAGTAAGCGAAAAATTCAAATCAAAAGATGTTGTATTATTAACGGACGAAAAGTTTCCGCAGTATATTACAATCCAATTTACTCAAGACAAAACCGAGTTAATAACACAAAACGATGTCGGGCAACAAGTCGAAGTTAGTATTAATTTACGGGGGCGTGAATGGAAAAGTCCACAAGGCGAAATAAAGTATTTCAATACTATTGAAGGATGGCAAATTAACGCAGTTGCGGGAGCGGTTGAAAATAAAGGACGCGAAGCGTTAAAGAAAACAATAATTCACGAAAGTAATTTTGACAACGACGATTTACCTTTTTGATATGAAACAAACAGCAATAAATTGGTTTTTAACTGAATTTCAAAAACAAGTTTGGTTTGAACAAAATTCAGAACTTGATATTTGGATAAAAGATTTAATACCAAAAGCGTTAGAAATGGAGAAAGAGCAGATAATTGATGCTTATGAGAGTCTTGAACATCGACATGGAGAAAATTACTACAACGAAACTTTTAAACAATGAAAGCAACACTAAAATATAACTTGCCAGAAGACGAATTTGAATTTAACAACGCCGTCAAATCTATGAAAATGTATTTTGCACTAACTGAAATAAAAGAAGAAATTAGAAGTGTTTTAAAATACGGAGAATTACGAGACGAGCAATACAAATTTATTGAAGAGTTTAACGAAAAGTTCCACGAAATTTTAAACGACAACGAAATTAATTTAGATTTATGTTTATAGACGATTATAATTTACGAGCTTGTTTACTGGAAGCATTAAAAACACGAACACGAAACCAAGTTGTAAAAGAAATAAAAGGTAAAGGGGAAAAATTCCACCAATATAATAT